AATCAAATATAATTTTTGATTGTCCTGTAATTATTTCTTTTTGGATTGTAAATTTTAAATCACTATCAGAGTAACTCCCAGAAGTACCTGTGTAAATATATATTTGTAATGTAACTGATTTTAGTGTTGCTGCCATAATTATTGAATTTGTCTACCTTGTCCATTTCCTCCACTACTACAGTTCCATTGCCAAACTTCTGACACTACACCATCATCAATCTTCCATATAATGAAAGTATTAAAAAAATCTGCGTTAAGTGCTTGTAAACTTATAAATGTTCTGTTTACAAAAATGTCTACTGCAAAATATCTACCTCCTCCTAAAAATGGTCCTTCAGGTGCATTAGTGCTTTGATTTGCATAGCAGACTGTTTTACCTTTTGCGTTTAAAATCTCTACTGCTTCTGATAGAATTTTATAAGTTCTTGGATATTGAAAACCTCCTTGACAAAAGAAATCTTCTCCTCCTTCTCCATTTGTGTTAATGTAATATACTACAGAACCACATCTTGTAGCTACAGCAGGTTGTTTCAAAGTAATACCACTTGAATCAGGACAAGTAATAGCTGAATCACTTGCATAAACTCCAGCAGGAGGAGTTATTTCAAAAGATACATTTCTGTCTGTTTCTGAGGTTACCTCTGGGAATGTTTTGCCTGTTTGACCTATTAAAGTGTAGTTTGTTATTGTTCCTACTTTTGCAGTTCCAACAATTACATTACCATCTTTTCTAATACCTTGACCTTCTATTCCAGCAACATCACAATTAAATGTAGGTAAGCCTGTACCAGCTTGAGATATAACTTTTGGACAAACAATAGTTGCCCCTGAATTTGAAAAACCAGCTCCTACTGTAATGTTAAAATATACTGTAACATTCTGAGCTGCTGAACCTGAATTAGCTGAGAGACTTGTTATGGTTGGAGAACCACTCGCATCCAAAGAAAAAGAAGCAATCAAACCACCTGTAAGAGATGGAAGTGTAACTACCCCTGCTGCTGTAGCAGAACCACCTTGTAAATCTACTGCTGTAACTCCAGAACTCGCTGTACATCCAAGAGCATCAGATACTGTTACAGTAACAGGAATCCTTTGAACTGCTGTACAGGTATTTACTCCATCATCATTAGCTCTAAGATAAGCACTACCAGAACCTCCTGAATTACCTGATGTAATTGTCAAAGTAGAACTACTTAGAGATGTATTGAATAAAGCAGGATTCATATTTACTACTGAATACTTTGTAGCACTATTAAAAAAACTTGCTGCATTTATAGTTGCAGTATTGCCTCCTGATGCTATTGTTTGTGTTGATATACTACCATTAAGTGTAGGTCCACCTGTACAAGAGGGTGTAGAACCTGAGGTTACCTTAGCAATTTGTGTTGCTGTAGCAGTACAAGTAAATGTACCATCAGAGCTGTTTGAATACCCTGTAGGTATACCAATTACTACAGATATAGTTCTTGATGTGTCTGTGCTTACTGTAGCAAATTTGCCATTTGCAAAATCTCCAGCAGAACTTGTAAAACTTCTAAAAGTTCCTCTCTCTATATTTGGTGTTGTTACTACTCCTTCTTGGTCTACAGAGAAACCTGTAAGGTTTGCTACTGTACAATCATAGGCTACAGTTGGTTCTGTAGGTGTACTATAGTTTAAGTAAAAAGGACTCCTTGCGTTTAATTTACTCATGTCAGATTAGTTTCTTCTAAAAAATTATCAAAGTCAAGCTCAAAGGCATCTATAAACTCCTCAGGTAGTTTGAGGTAATTATCCATAAAAGGTCTTGTAAAGAAGTTACTTGCTCTTAGTCCTTTCTCATATATACTTTTTGCTATTAAGTATCTAAGACTCTTTCTTGATATAAACCTACCTTTAGCATCTCTTATACCATCTAAATTCTTTTTGACCATCCACTTATCTAATGACTGTGGTCTTATTGTTTTAAATCTACCTGAAAAAGCAAATCTGCTGTCTCTACTTTGTGAGTATGTGCTTTTGCTACCCCTTACTCCTTCATCTTGGTATGAGCCATATTCAAGCATTGAGAACTGCAAACTAAACCCTTCAGGTTTTTTATTTAGGGTATAACCTAAACTACCATCTAAGTTACCAGAGCTGTTACCTGTTATAAATCTGTTGTTTCTATTTCTTCTAAGATTTCCCTTAGCTTGTTTTATAACACTATCAGCAAACTTCTCTAATATCTTTTTTACTTCTTTATATTCCATTAGCTACAGACTGTCATTTCATTTTGTAATAATATGTTAAATGTTGCTGTCCAACCTGCAAGTTTATTTTCAAACCTATCTACAAAAGGTTCACAACTTACATCTTCTGCAATCTGGAATTTATTTACATATAAATCTCCTCTTTGGAATTGATTTAGAACTCTTGTCAGGACTGCAAGTTGAGTATTTAGTATGTCTTGCTCATTGTCATTACCCACAAATATATCAGTAGTCTCATCTTTACTTATATCTACTATATCCATACAGATAATAGAAGTATTGAATGTAATTACCTTTTCTCCTACTGTAGCATTGTTTACAATCAAGTGAGCCAAAGGAAAAATAGTCTGCTTACCTAAATCTACATCTGAAAGCTCACCATAAGTAACAGTCTTAACAAAAGGTTCTGCTGCAAGAGTAGTCTTGAGCTGGTTTGTTACATCATAGAAGGCTTTCATTTTTTAAGTCTTTTTAGTTCTATTTCTGTTTTCTCTTTCTCAAATGATAAATACATAAGACATTTATGGACATTTAATTTGGTAACCAAGTCATACTTGGTAACATCCCCCTGAGCCAATCCATAGATTGACTGATACCACCCCCATTTTTTTCCAAAGTTAGCTTTTGCTCCATAGTCAGGTTCTCCTCCATTTCTTTGCTCAAATAGTTCAGGGTAGTTTGCAGTAACTCCTCTTGTAAAAGATAAAAAAAAACCAGAGCACCCATTACAACATCTAAAGGCATCTGCTTCATAAGCTCTGGATTTTCTTCTGCTGTATAATCTTCTATTTGATATCTATCTCCTTTTTTAAACTTAACAGGTCTGTAAAGAACTGTCATGGCTTTGTGCATATTATCCCAATCTTTTATGTTGTTGTCTATGTCTATATACTCTCCTAAAGTCATGTCATCCAACTTAGGTATAAAACCATATTGAATGCCATCCATAACAAATAAATTTATAAAAGGTGTTTTAGATTGGAAGTTCTTATTAAGTTCTTTTATTACTTTTTGAACATAGGTAAATTTTACTGTAGCTATATCTTTTAGAGGGAGGTTACAAAATATCTCAACCATCTTTTGAAGTAGAAAGTTAGAACCTTGATTGTCCTCTGTGTTTATCTTTTCAAACTTTTGATATTGTTCTAAAGTCATCTCTGAGAGACTTTCAGGAACAGGTATTTTAATCTTCATACTTATATAATAAAATTCTTGTAAAAGTGTATAAAACAAAAAACCCCCAATCTCTTGAGGGTCTTTTTCTAATCAAATGAAAAATGTTTCCTTTTATAATGTGCCCCATCAGGCTGTGTAAATCTATGCTTATAATTATCATAGAGCCAAATGTAGGTCTCCTCTATTTTTTTGCTTATTTCATATTGTCCTTTTTTATTTTGTTTAAATATTATTTTTCCTTCTTTATACTGACCTTGAAATTCTATCTCAAGTCTTACATCAGGTCTTGGACCCTTACTCAAAGGTACAGGATAAACTCTTATGTAATTATCCCAGCACCTTGTCATCTTTTTCCAATTTGGTTTATTTAGTCTATAATCCATTTTACTGTAGTTACTAAACCTATAATACCAAGATAGGAATATACTATAATAAAGCAAAACCCAAGAAATACTTTTCTCAGGTTCTTTTTGTTTTGTTCTTCTGTTATTGTTTTAATTTTCATATATCAAAATTATTCATTAAATTATTTGTTATCTCTTGATTTAAATTTATCAAGTCTTGAGCATCTACTAATGTTTTATACTCCTCTGCTTCTTTAAGTGTAGGGAAGTCTCTATAACCTCCTCTAAATTGTCCATCTTTCCAATGGACTCTAAAGTAACCTGTAATTAATTCTTCTATTGTTGTTTTCATAATTGTTCTATTACTTTTTTTACAATTAATTTATCTTTTGATGATAAAGCCTCTAACCATTCATCACTACAATCATCTATAAAGACATCTGACATAAGGTCTGGTGTACCATCTGAATTGATTGGATAAGTGTTACCTGTTGTTTTTTCAATATAGCAACCAACTGATTCTAATTTATACATAATAATTAATTTAAAAGGGGGTATCTCTACCCCCTTGTTTTTTATTTTTGTTTTACTAATTCTATAATTTCATTTACTGTTTTTTCCAAACCTTCAATATCACCAACAAACCAGCTGTTGGCGACTATGGAGGGATTATTCCAACCGCTTGCACCATTGCTATAATATTTTGGGTTGTAATGTGTAAGGCAAAAATCTCCTTCCCAATCTATAAAGGTTTCAAATTTTTCGCCCTTGTAAGAAAATCTTAAATCCTTTTTTTCTAAAGTAGCATTGTAAATTTTTGTAAAATTCATAATAATTGTTTTAATGTTTATAGTGTAAATGTAATAAACATTTTATTAACAAGCAAATCAATAAATAAAATACTGACCTTTGTGTGGATTTTCTAATACATCTGTTAGAACATATCTGGCAGCATCTATACAGTCTGGGTGCTCCCCTGATGGCTTTTGCAGGGTGTTTCCCTCTTTATCTTTTGCCCATACATAACCTTGAAGCTCTCTTTTAAGGTTCTTACTTCTTTGAGTTACATATATTTCATTCTGATTTATAAGATTGATACCATAGATAACAGAGTCTCTACCTTTAGTACAAGGATAGATGTTATGACCATACTGAGAAATCTCAGATATACTCTTAGGTTCTGCTGAGTCTGCTATTATGTTTTCTTTGATATTATGCTGATTTAGATACCTGCTTATGTCTCTATTTAACATTCCTGTCTTATACAGAACCTCATCAAATATGTAAGCATCATTCCACTTATAAAGTGCAACTAAGGTTGTTGGGTCTACACTATAACCAAAATCCATGCCATAGCTAAGTAATTTAGCCTCTACAGGTATAGTATCTATTTCTTTCCAATCAGATATACAAGCTCCCTCAAGACTGCCTGTAAGACCATCCAAATAAACTCTACACCAATTCTTCCAATAGGTTGAGGTCTTAGCTTTTACTCTTGCTTTCTCCAACTCCTTAACTATGGCATCAGTTAAGTTTTCATTATCTCTATAGGTAAGAGTTATGTAATCTGTATCAGGCTGACCTATCAGTTCTTTATCTACCCAAAACCTATTGACAGGATTATAGTCAAGCCATATATCTCCAGAGGTTCTTATAGATAGTTCTTGATAGCTACTAAAACTACAGTTATTAGCTTCATTCATAAATAGAGATGTTCTACGGGCACCTTTAAGTTTTTCTGGGATATCTGTCGAGAAGAACTCTATATAGCTTCCATTGCTGAAAGTGTACTTTAGAAGGCTTCTATTGAACTTACTCTCATCAAACCTACCAAGACCCTGCATAATACTTAGAAAGTCTTTTAGAGAGCCTCTCCTTAAACTTGGGATAGTAGAAGCTACTACACTTATTTCTTTTCCTTTATTCTTAATGGCATCATTTATAAGGATAAGAAGTATACCTATAGTCTTTCCAGCAGAAGTACCTCCTCTAATAACTTTTACTCTTTGTTTTAACTCTCTGAGTTTATTTACTGCTGTAGTTTTCTTAGGAATCATTCTTTAATAAAAGCAATCCAATGTGTATTCATTCTCTTTCCACTCCTGTGTCCATATAAGGGGTTTTGGTCAGTAAGTTTTAACACCTCCTTTACAGAAAATTGCACTTCACTCCATTTAAAAATTAGTGTCCCATTTGGTTTAAGCACCCTAAAACATTCTTTAAATCCTTTACTAATAGTTTTCTTCCAATCTGCCTCTAAGTTTCCATATCTTTTAGTTATT